TGCTCAAGCCAAAAACGAACTTGTCATCTACAAGGGTAACAAAGGGTCTGGTGATGAAGGTCCTACGAGAATACGTCACATTGCCGCAGAACATCTATTTCAGACGTATAATGATGCCGTATTTGATTTGGCTACTGAACTCCCACTCACTGAACTTGATGTAACTGTTGATATACCTTTGCGTATAACAACAGGGGGTGCAGTAATCATTGGTGGTAAGATCAATACAGTCCCATCCAATGAAGCGAACAAACTGGTTGTGGCGGGTAACATTGAATTTACCGCTGGTGGTCAGTTCAAACTCTCAGGGATCGAGTTTGAGACAACAAATCCCATTGATGAGGATTCAGTGAATATCTATAGAAATATTGGCGATGAAGGTACTGCACGCCCAATGACATTTGTGCATGAAATTACAGATGGAGTTGATACTGAGTTTGCTCGTTTTGATGGGGCTGGTCGTCTCGGTATAGGTACTGCTACCCCCAGTTCAAACATACATCTCTACGATTCTAGAACGACGGATTTGGACATGTTCAGACTTGAGAGTCCCGGTACAAATAAAAAAACGGGAATGCTTCTGTACACTACAGCTGGGTATGGTGGCTATGTGAGAGGTTTTAGAAACTCTACACACTCAACCGCTGGTATAACAATCGGTGCAGAGAATGATTTTTCTGAAGCCGATGGACTCCATGTTGTACACACGAGTAATGTTGGTATTGGTACGGTCAACCCCATGACTAAGTTTCATGTGTATGATGGAATAGCTCGCATCCAGAACCCCACAAGTAACGCAATTCTCGAATTCACAACAACTGGGGGTACATCAAACATTCTCTCGGATACCCTAGGGAATGTGTATATAAATCCAGGTTCTACGGAGACTGTGATTGCGAGTAACCTCACAGTGAATAACGATCTTACCGTCGGTGGGAACATCGATCTTGGTAATGCAGTTGCCATCGATTTAGGGGGTCGATCTGCGAATACGGCACTCGAGGTTGGTGGTGGTGTCATCACAACTTCTGATCAAGTCTCATGTAAGAAATACGCCTACACATTCCAACGTGGGGTGGGTCAATCCAGTGATGTTCAACTTGTTTTTGGTACAGGTTCATTCTATGCAAAGATTGTGGCTGTTGCGAGGTTAGTTGAAACTGCTGCTGGTAATTATAAAAACATGAGTACTATGCTACTCGAAATTCAGGGGGGGACGCATGATGGGAGTACATCTACTGTGGATATAGCAATTGGTACTAAAAATTTATTCGGTGGTACAAATTCATATCCATGGAGTCCTACGGTCACTACGGGTAAAACCGGTGTACTACTCGTACCGAACACAGCGAGTATCGCATCTGGTACGCTATATTCCTATGACATTTCAGTAGAGCTCATGTCTTCTCGGGGTGGTGCATTCACAGCTGTGCGCACGGGTGCTTTGGGTGACCCAGATGATACGGACAGTACAATCCTTGAAAACGACTTCAACTATTAAATGTACTATGAGGGTTGTGTGTCCCCACGGTAGATTCAATACATACATTTACGCCCTGATGGTATCAGAGACGGCGAGTAAAACAACGCCGACAATGAACGCCATGATGACGTAATTCAATTCAGTTTCTTCACGACCGATCTGAGGCTTCACCTCCTCGGTCTTGGATTTCACGACAGGCTTCGGTTGTCGGACAGGAGGGTCCAGTTCCTCCAGCGGACAATACGCTATCATTTATATAGTAATTAGAGATTAATTTCCGTCTTCTTTTTTCGCCTGGTTCGCTTGGGTTTAGAAGTACCAACATTCACCTCCTTGACCTCACCACCAGTGGAGTCTCCTGAGATGGACATGATATCGGACATATCATCATCATCAATCACACTCTCTTGGGCTCCACCCATAGTGGTATTCATTGGTGGTGGGGGGGGCATCATGATACCACCCATGAGGCTTGAGATATCTATACCAGGACCTTGCATCTCATAGTTGCCTGTACCACCCACAGGGGCCTCTGTGGCTGGACCACCAGGGGCACGGGTGGTGTTTTGCACAGCAGCCATCATATTCTTCACCAGATCAGGGTTCTGCTTCATAACATCGTTCATGTTGGGCATGACAGACTTGAACATACTATTTGTCAAGTGAAACATCATCGCCGAACCACCTAACATCATGATCAACTTCACCTCTGGGGCAACATTGACCTTGGAGCGATACTTCACGTACAGTTCCTCAAACACGCCATCGTAATCATCCGTATTTTCCATAATAGACTCAGACCAACCCTCAAGCTGGATCTCGAAAGGGTTGTACCTCTTATTGAGAAATTCCAGACCGGTCACACAAGCGACGAGCATTCGTCGAGAGAACCGGATCGATTGTTCTACATCAATGCTATAGGTGATTCGCTTGACCTCTGACCTAAGTTCATCCACACTGGAATATGCATTCAATCTCTTGTTCACAGAGAAGCCTTTCTTCTCCAGTCGAGTCAGTTTATTAATAAGATCTGACTTCTCCTCATCCACTGAGGTATATCCCTTCGAAGGCTGTTCTTCCTGAGGACCTGGACCCATGGGCTCATCATCATATAACTCCTCACCATAGTCAATCTCTTCATCTTGGATGGGCTGCTGAGGAGCCGATTGTTTATTGGGATTCACAAAAGCATCCATAGCCTCTTGGTGCTGCTGAGGTTGAGAGCGGTATGCATGCTGAGTAGGACGTGGCACAGGTTTGGGACGAGGCATCGAGATCTCAACCTCATCCATGAGCGCCTGTTCATCAGCGTCTAATTTCATCACAGTTGTATTTCCACGGTCGAGTACGATTTCTTCGTCCATCTACTCTCTATATGGAAACTAAAAAAATACCTTTAACGCACTTTAAAAAAATATACGTACATAATAAATGTTCAACCTTAACAAGACCAATCGTAATGCTCTCACATACATCGGTGTATTGTTTTTCATCATCGTCGCCCTCATGATGTTCCGTGATACCAGTGCTTACCAACCCAGGCCAATCGTGATTACACCTATCCGTCAAGGTTCCATCTTTGACCTGGAAAACAAAGTCGAATGTACCCCTGGCTACAAGGGTGGTAGTGCCTACACTAAATCACTGACCCCAGGTGGTCTCTGCGGTGCCCAAAAGTTCGTCTCGGATCTTGCGAACTATGAGATCGCGGATGGAATTGGTGGATCTTTAATCTAAGCTAACTATAAATGGCTTTGGTCACTTCACCCACACAGTCTATTCCCGATCTCAACCATGAGTATCATACTGTGACTATTGACACCATTGGTCAAGCTAGTGCCAATACTTTTACCTGTTTTCTCAGTCAGCCCCTAAAGAATATTGTTCAGGCTAGACTTCTCACCGCTCGTATCAATACATCCGCGGACACTGAACACTGCTATTTATCCATAAAAGAGTTAGACACCATCTTTTCCGACCGCGCCTCGAACGTGTACGATGGTCAGGCCTCTTTGAGTATGATTAGGGGTTCTTTTGCGAGTCTGTCGACAACTGGTACTCCTGGTGCAGTTGTGAACTTTAGGGATGAGTACCCAATAGCTACACAATATATTGATCCCATTCGCCGTCTCGACCGCCTGACGGTAACTATCCGTAACCAAGATGGTGAGACTATCGAACGTGCGGGTGCCAGTGATAAAAACTTCGTAGTCCTTCGTTTTGTGTGTAGAAAACCAAATTTGTAATTTTCTCCCCTTAGAGTAGTATACCATGTCCGCTGGTATTGTTCAATTGATCGCAGTCGGTGCCCAGGATGAATACATCATGGGTAATCCCGAAATCTCTTTCTTTAGTTCAACATTCAAAAGACATGCTAATTTTTCACAATCCATCGAAAAGCAAACGATCCATGGAGCAGTGAAAAACAATTCTATGTCCAGCGTTCAATTTGAACGATCTGGTGACCTTCTCGGTTACGTCTATTTCACTATAGATGATACCACACAAGCCCTCGATATTCAGAGATGGGACACTATCATCGATAAAGTAGAACTCTATATTGGTGGATCCCTCATCGATAGCCAAGATACCATTTTCACGGAAAAGATTGCCATCGATACATTCGCACAAAATGTATCTAAAAGTTCAAACGGAACACACCCAGGTGTTAGTGCTCGCTCCTATTTTTATCCACTCAGGTTTTTCTTTTGTGAAGGCCCTCAATGTGCTCTACCCCTAGTGGCGTTGAATTACCATAATGTAGA